ACTCTTTCCCCTACAAGTTTTAATGAAAGGCTAAAATATGCGGAAGCTCTATTGACGGTTAGTTATACCCTTCCTGCTGTAGGTGTTAATGTTGCTGAATCAGGGATGCTCCGAACAGCTTCTGTTGGAGGTAGGGGGGGAGAGCAGGAACTTGTTTCTTTTACTAGAGAGATTTTGGCTCTTGCTGCTAATTTTTCGTATATGGCTCATAGTATGATTCCTGACTCTCTTATATCAAATAAGAAATATAAAGAAATTTGGTTTGAGGTAACTCAAAGGGTATTCCCAGGGCTGGATGAATTTCCAACTGTTGCTATGATTGCTAGTACTGAGGAGGAACTAATTCAAGCAGCTCGTGGGGACAAAAAATACGTGCCTGGGGAAGACGGATAGATAATGAATTTTAAAGTAGTAAGTATGAAGGGCGGGTTTCCTCCAGATATAGGTAGAATCATAAATGAATCCTTAGCACGAGTGCAGATGAGAGCTCTGGGGCTTGCAAGGGATACTGTAGGGTTTGTTAGAGGCATCACCCCGTCAAGGTCAGGTTTCATGAAGTCTACTGTGAGGCATTGGAACCTCCGAATTTATGGTCGAGGAGGTTTTGTTTTTTGGTTTGGTTGGAGGAGGGGAGACTATGCTGGTCAGAAAGCTTTTTATCCTCTATATGTAGATTTGGGTACTGGTGTTTATGGTCTTTATGGAGTTCCAATTTTTCCTCTTCATGCAACGCATCTTGCCTGGATACATGGAGGTAGGTGGGTTTCAGCAAGGTTTGTGGCTGGGCAACGCCCACAAAGATTGTTAGAGAAAGGTAAAGAGTTTGCACAGGAAAGGTTGAGAGATATATATCAATATGAAGTTTCAATGGGAATGAAGAGAACATTCAAATGATAAAACATAAGGAAGCTTTGTACGAGATTTTTGAAACTGCTCGGCAGCCAGGGCAGTCTCTGGATGGAAAATGTGATGCAGTTTTGAAAAGTGCAGGAGTAAATTTATCTGGGGATGTTTTTGAATTTATTGCTTTGGGGGATTTTACTCTTGAAGATATTATGACTGGAGACCTTAAAGATAAATATGTAATTTTTTATCAAGATATTATCTGTGGTTCTGTGGTTAGGATTAAGGAAGTAGAAGGAGAAGTGGATGCTGAAGAGCGGGCTTATGAAATTGCTCGATTGGTTCGGACTCTTTTGAAGGGTAATAGGGAGCTTATCTCTACGAGTTATCCAAATGGGGCAGCTACAGCATCTTCTTTAGTAGGAACACGCTCGGAAGCGGTAATGTATTCTGAAAGTCAGGCTCATCTTGGAATTATTACATTAAGAATTAAGGCACAGGAAGAGGACTAAAGTGGCAATGTTTCCTAAAGATATTTACTTAGCAGTCAAGTCTGCATTGGAAGATTCTAGTTATTTGACCTATGTAGATGTTGTTGAGATTCAGAAGTATCGGAGAGACACTTTACCAGATTTTGAAAATTATTGTATTGTGATTAGTCCTATCCTGGCTGAATCAGTTCCTTATCCAGCAGCTCAAAGATGGATTGCGAACTCGATAGAGTTAATTTTATTGGGGAAGCTTCGGACTGGGCACTCTGATGCTGTCGTTGCGGATAATCCTACTGGCTCGCCTCCGAATGTGGGGGTATTAGCTATGTATGAAGATGTTTATAGAACATTATATAAAAATACTTTGGAAGGAGCCATTGAGTTGTATCCTGAATTGAACGAGCTGGATGTTGTTACAAGGTTTGATGTAATCGCTCCTGATGAAGATAGAGAAGCTTTTATTTTTGAAGTGCGAATGGGATACCATCCGAGAGGACAGCGTTGGGTGGATTTATCTTCTTAATAGTGATTGAATAATGTATAAAGAACTATATTTTTTGGGCTGTGATGGTTTTGGAGATAATGTTTGTCAACGGATTTTGATAAAGGGGTTGGCGAAGAGTTATCATACCGTATATTTGAGAACACCAGTTCCAGAATTTTATTGGGATATTCCGAATGTGAAGTTTGTTTTTCCTATCCATCTTCCTCGACACTTTGAGATACAGAGGAGAAATGCTGAGAGACAGAAGAAGGAGATTTGGACATCTGTAAATTTGGATGGTGTTCATACAATATCTTGGACAATTTGTAGGATGCCTTATGCGAATAACTGGATGGTAGGAGATGTTCGAGAAGTACAAGCACGGAGGGACAGATTAAATAAGGAATTTTTTAAAGCTTATGATTCTATAACTGATTTTGATTTCTCTTTTCCTTTGAAAGAAAGTTGGGTTACGGGGACGAAAAAGTTATTAGAATCTTGGAATGCTGAAGGGAAAAAGGTTTGTCTTATAAATCCACCTACAGTCCGAAGGGGATACCCTGCTAGATATTTTTTGAGGAATCCGAAGATGGAGCATATTCAGCTTTTAATCGATAAGTATAAAGAAGAGTATTTTTATATATCTCTTGCTTATACTGAGAAAGATGAAGAGTGGTTTGATAGTGAGTTGGGTGGAATTGATAAAGAATTGGTTTGTGCAGAAGTGTCTCTCCCTATCCTATTTGGTTTAGTTAAACTTGCTGATATGATGATAGTACATCCGAGTTTTTTTTCTTTGTTGGGGGTTGCAATAAGGACAAAGTGTTTTTGTATTTTTGGGGGAGGCAAAGAGCCAGAAGAAATTTTTAATAAAAAGATGGGGCTGGAAAAGTTTGAGTGCGTTATTCCAGCTCCTTTTTGTGCGGAGGTTCATGCAAGGGATGAATATATTTCTAATAAAGAGATTCCTGAGGAGAAAATAATAGAGAAGTTCGAAGACTTGAGGAACCGAAATGGATGAAGTTATTAAAGAACAGATGGAGAAGAATTTGGTCTGGTTGCCGAAGCAAGAAATTGGGTATTTTCCTGTGACTCCACGTGTGTATGATGATGAATATTTTAATAAGTATGTGGTATATGAAAATACAGAAATAGGGAGATGTTTGAATTCCTTTAGAATTAATCTTGTAAATCGTTATACTAGAGGACAGGTTTTGGATATAGGAATTGGTTGTGGAACATTTATTAAGCTGAGAGGTCGCTGTGTGGGCTATGACGTGAATCCTAAAGCTGTAAGGTTTCTTAAATCTTTGGAGTTATTTTATAATCCTCATGAGGAGAATCTTGAGAAGATGGAGGGGATTACCTTTTTTGATAGTCTTGAGCATATCAAACATCCTGGGAGGATTCTTAATAAAGTAAAAGGACAGTTTGTTTTTGTCTCGATTCCAATTTTTAGAGGCTTGGAACATTTATTAAGTTCTAAGCATTTGAGAGAGGATGAGCATTTTTATTATTTTACTAAGCGTTCTTTTATTGGATATATGGCTTCTTTTGGTTTCAAGCTACTTGAGTTTCGGGACGATGAGATTAAATGCGGGAGGGAAGACATCTATACTTTTGTGTTAAGGAAGGGAGTTTAAAGACTTGACATTTAAAGAGAGGACAAGTATTATAAGTTAGGAGGTTAATATGTCTGCTATTAAAATTCGTCTTAAAGATGGAAGGCGGTATTTAGTTGTAGGAACTCCCGCTTTTTCAATTGTGATAAAGGATGGGGGAGAGAATAGTCCTGATGGGTTTGAGGTTGATAGAGAGGTGTATGAGAAGTATTTGAAGCCTTTTACAGAACCTGTTCCGAAAGGAAAGAAAAAAAGCGTGGAAATTAAAAGTTTAGATTTGGAGGAATAAAATGACATTACCTGGTTACGAAGCACAGCGAGTCTTGGAGATGCAATGGGCGTTTTCCTCAAAGAAACAGTCAGATTATGATACTAAAATTGCTGATGGTGACTTAACGATGTCTCATCCTGTCAGGGAAGTTAGACCTGCTGAGATTACAAAAGAAACACGTTCGGATAGAGAAGCGGTTGGTAAAGGGCATGAATTTGCTACTGACCTGTGGGAAGTTGCAAGGAGTCTTAGTCTTACGAGAGTGGTAGATGGAAGTTCATATATTCTGGGTTGGCTACTTGCTTTTGCTATGGGTAAAGTTGACACTTCACAGCCTGACATTGTTTATGCTCCTAACACTTATGAACATAAATTTACGTTCTTTGACCCAGACACTGAAGGAACAGCTCAGATGCCTGTTACCACAATCGTTGAGAAGGTTGCAGCAGCTACAGCTCTGAAGCGGTATCTTTTTTCTATGGCAGTTTCTGGTTTGACTATTTCTGCTGAAGGTTTTGAACATCTCAGTGCGTCTGCTGATTTTATTGGTAGTGGAAAGACAGAAGATTCTACTTTGAGTATGCCTGATATACCTTCGGTTTCTTATCTGACCTCAAGTAATGCTGTTATTAAGTTGGGAGATGCTGCTGAAGACATTACTACTAGAGTTAGGAGCTGGTCTGTTGCGTTTGGTAATGACCCGAAGGAAGCTCGTGGATATTTTCCTTCTAGTGGTCTTTATCGTGGCAGATTGGAGGTTGGAGTTCGAAGTGCTGTTCCAGCTCTGGTTGTTGACCTTGCCGCAGATTCTGATTTACTGGATGACTTTTTGTCTAATACAGAACTGGCACTGGAAATTCTCTGTGAAGGAGATATAATTGAGAGTACACAAAAACATAGTATTAAATTTGAATTTCCTAACCTTCTGTATTCTGCGATGCCGATTGATGAAGCTGATGGGGTTTATACTTATGGAGTGACTTTCAGTGAGGAAGGAGTTCTTTATAAGACAGGTGCTAGTCCTGCTCCATTGCTTCAGGTTACAGTTGTTAATAAGACAGAAGCTTACCTAGTCGCATCCAGTTAATGGGGCGGTTAGAGTAAAATTTATACGGAGGAGTGAATTATGTATGATTTATCATTGAAGGAATGCTTCTTTACTATTCGGGAAATCCGAGGAGACCAGAAGTTTCTGTTGAAGCATGTGTTCCGAGTTCCTACCCTTGAAGATTGGGTAGACTATCACAAAGGAACGACTCAGCTTGGTTTGAGTAAAGGTAAAGATATTATTGAGATGTCGAATGTTCGTCAAGAGCGGGATGCGTGGTTGTGGGAGACGTTGGTTGTTAAAGTTGAAGGTTATCTCTGGAAAGGGAAGCCTATTATAGAGTCGAAAGACTGGAAGGAAAAAATTCCTTTAGGACACAAGCTTGAGGCAATTAGTGGTTTTCTTCTTAGTGGAAGAGAAGATGTTCCTGAAGAAGCTTCTTTGATTGAGGCTGAAGGTTTTGATTTAGCAGAAAGCGGAGTTGAAATGAAGTTTGCCATTTTTCAAAACGGTGCGACTGAAAGAGTTGTGTTTCATTTTAATGCTCCTGAAGCTTCGGATTATCTTCGCTTTACTCGTCTTACCAGTAAGATGCAACTTCAAAGAACTAAGCAGCGTAATGTGAGTGCGATTCGTGTTCCTACGGATATTCGTCCTTTTGTGGAGCTTTTTGATAAGCTTATCAGCAAAGTTGAAGGGTACATTTTTGAAGGTAAAGATGTTATGGAAGTCTCAGATTGGAAAGACAAGATTGATGCCTTACAGAAGCGGATGGCGGTTCAAGAAATCTTTACTGCTAGTTTACAAGAAGAAGAGGGAAAATTCAGTGGGGATTAGATTCTTCGCTTTTAAAAGAAACAGCTAAAGTTGTTATTGCGGAGAGTCTAGGGCGGCGGTGGTGTCCTGGGGAGGAGAATTGTCAGAAATGGCATTCTGCTCAGGACAAGGATACTGTCTGTCAGCCATGCGAGTTCAATTTCTCTAAATCTAAACTGAGCGATGTTGAGGGAAGCTTTATTGTTATCCCTTGGTTGCAACATCTTTTTTATATTGATGGTTTGAGACGTGTCGGGGCAGTATTCCAAATTAATGATTTGACTAGAGAAGAGTGGGATGGTCTTTTAGTGATTGAAGGTGTTCGAATAGAAGTTGAAAGAGAAAGAATGAATAAAGCTGAAGAAAAAGCAAAAATACAAGCAGTTTTGCAGAAGGGAAAGAGGTGAGAATAAAAATTGTAAGCTAGTGGACAAAAATGCCTGAAACTTACGAAGCGGGTGTACGGTTTGTTGCCACAGATGAAGGGGTTTCTGCAACTACCGCAAAGATGGGTACGCATTTTGAGCGTACTACTGAAAAGATGCGGCAGGTAATAAAACAGACAGGTTATCTTCAATTAGCTCTTAAACGTATTGCAATATATACTGCAATTTTCACCTTTTTTGGGGCTCTAATTAAGTTAATCGGGGAAGCCATTAGTTTGGAAACCCGTCTTGCCGAAGTGTCTACTCTTTTAAATATGAGAAATAAGGAGGTAGCTGAATCTTTTCGGGTAGTTACTGAAGACCTTATGGCGTTGAGTCCATATCTGGGACTTGCTACTGACCTTACTAAAGGTTTATATGAAATTATGTCTGCTGGTGTAACTGAGCCAGTAGAAGCATTTAAGCTTTTAGTAGTGTCAGCAAAATATGCAAAAGCAGGGATTACAGATTTGGCTACCGCAGCTTCTAGTTTGACTGCGGTTATGAAGGCTTATGGATATACTGCTGATGAGATGCGGGCGAAATCTGATATGCTTTTTGCATCGGTTATGGAAGGGAAGTACCATGCTGAAGAACTGAACCAGGCTATTGGGAAAGTTTTGCCTACCGCAGCAGCTATGGGAGTTCATATTGATGAGATTTCTGCTGCATTGGCTGTTATGACTCAGCGTGGTTTGGATGTTACTGAAGCATCAACAGCCTTGAATAGAATGATGCTTGCGTTTATGCGACCTATTGATAAAGCTAAGAAAGAATTCCAGAAGCTTGGTTGGGCGTGGGGACGGAATGCTTTTGAAGGAATTGGGTTAGAGGGTGTTCTGAGACGTTTGGTGGAAG